AGTTTATGTCACTCAAGTTAATCGTCTTAAAAGTGATGTTACAACAAATGTTAATATCGTAAAGACCACTATTATGATTGACCTTACTGGTCTTAAAGATGGTGGTACTGCTGGTGATATTATTGGTAAAGATGGCGCAGGAGTTGCCTATATTGCCAAAGTCACTACAGCAAATCAAGGTGTGGTGTTTGGTGTAACTATGCAGTGTGTGGAAGCCCCTGCTGGTGGATCAGCAGATATTGACTTATTCTCAGCTACTGAAGGTACTGGAGTCAATGACACAGGAATAGGTGCTTTAACAGAAACCTCTATTATTAATGGAGGAACACAAGCAGCAGGAACTCTTACTGCTGGTGGTGATATTGCAGCAGATCAGTTTTTGTATCTTGTAAGTCAAGGCACAGGTGACGCAACATATACTGCTGGTCGTTTTTTAATTGAAATCACTGGTTACGATGTTGCTACTTAATTGAAAGATAGGAGAGTCTAATGGCTGGTCCAGTAAAATCCTTTAACTTTGATCAAGGAGCAACACCAGCAATTGTTGGGCCTGCTCGATCTCGTATACGTCAGGTTGTTATGTTTGGCGCGGCTGCTGGTGCATTTACTATAAAAGATGGTAGTGCTTCAGGAGATGTTTTGCTTCAGCAAAGTTTTGCTGCGGGGAATCATGTTTTGAATATTCCTGATGATGGCATTATTGCTTTTAGTGGTTGTTTTGTTGCTGCTTTATCAGGTTCAGGTAATAAACTTACAATTTTCCTATCATAAGGAATTTTTATGGCTCGTAAACAAGACAAACAGCCACCAAAAACCAAAAAATATTTCCGTTCCACAAAAAGTGGAGCGGGGATGACGAAAGCTGGTGTTGCTAAATACAGGAAAGATAATCCTGGTTCTAAATTAAAAACAGCAGTAACAGGAAAAGTTAAAAAAGGTAGTAAAGATGCTAAAAGGCGTAAGTCTTTCTGCGCTCGTTCTGCTGGTCAAATGAAGAAATTTCCTAAAGCCGCTAAAGACCCGAATAGCCGTTTAAGACAAGCAAGGAAAAGATGGAAATGTTAAATGGAATATCTATTGCATTCGTTACTGTCGTATTAACCTCTGTTATAGGTTTGCTTGCATGGATCGCAACATCTGTAGTAGATTTAAAAACAGATACGGCTGTTATAGCTGTTAAAGTAAATGAAAATCATAAAATGATAACAACTCTGTGGGAAGATTATGTAAATAGGAGCGGAAATGGCAATCTCGCGTGGCTCAATGAGGCAACAGATATCGAATCCTCCTCAAAAGAAAAAATTTATTAAGAAAAAAAAGAAGAAAAAAAATGGCTAAAGATGCATGTTATAGAAAAGTAAAGGCTAGATACAAAGTTTTCCCTTCCGCTTATGCATCAGGTGCTATCGCCAAGTGTAGAAAAGTTGGCGCTTCAAATTGGGGTAATAAGTCTAAAGCTAAGAAAATGAAAGATGGTGGGCCTGCGTTGCCTGCCAAAAGACCTTCTAAAAACTCTAATGTAGCTCGTGGCTGTGGTCTTGTGATGGAAGACAGGCGCAAGGTTACAAAGTTTACATGAGCAAAGAATGGCAGTACGAAAAACAAAAAAAGGTTTGGCTCTTAAAAGATGGTTCAAAGAAGATTGGAAGGACGTATCAACGGGGAAGGCGTGTGGGCGTGGCAAAAGTGAAAAACGGGGTACTCCATATTGTCGCCCCTCCAAGCGGGTTAGCTCTAAAACACCAAAAACAGCAAGCGAACTTAGTGTATCCGAAAAAAGAAGCAGAATAGCGCAGAAAAAAAAGCTTGGACAACCAGCGGGTAAACCAAGAAGAGTGCAGGCTGTTAAAAGGAAAAAAAGGTCTTCTTAATGTTTCCTGATTTAGAAGAAAAAATTAAATCAGATTTAAGGAATTGGTCTAAATATGCTTTAGAAATTCCTAACGAACACTATAATAATTTACCTCCTTGCCCATACGCAAAAGCGGCTTGGATGAATGAAAAAATAGCTTTTGAATTTAACTATATAAACGGTGAAGATTTAATATATTCATGCATAAACAATTGGAAAGATGACAAAGAAGTATTGATATTAATTGACTTCTTCCCAATGGATTTAGATGAATTGGATATTTTTTTAGATGATTTAAATCAAGATATAAGTCAAGGAAAGTATAATACAAAAGATATGTATCTCATGGGCTTTCATCCAGAAGATGAAAGTAATGAGTTATTAGATGAAAGTCTTGATATGGAAGAAGATTCAAGTCCTCCTTATGCTATGATTTTTTTCCAAAGATTAAGTAAGTTGCAAGAAGCTTCAGATTCCCTTAGAATAAAAGGGTATTATAATGTATGCGAAGATTATTATGATGCTGGGTCTTTATATGAGCGTAGAAAATCTATTTATAGGAGATTAAAAAATGGTAATGAAAAAAGCTAAGAAAATGATGCGTGGCGGTGTCGCCAAGAAAATGATGCGTGGTGGCAATGTATCACCTAGAAAAGCTATGGCTATGGGCATGATGGATGGCGGCAAAGTAAAGAAAGCCAAAAAAATGATGCGTGGTGGTAAAGTTAAAAAATAATGACTGTATCAGGTTCAACTAATTTTGAACTCGATGTATCTGATTACATTGAGGAGGCTTTTGAGCGTTGCGGTTTAGAGGTTCGTACTGGTTATGATTTAAAAACTGCTAAAAGGTCGTTGAATCTTTTATTTGCTGATTGGGCTAATAGAGGTCTTAATCAATGGACTATCACTCAAAGAACACAAACTGTAACGCAAGGTGACGCGGATATTACTTTGGGTGCAGATGTTATTGATGTTTTGTCTATGGTTGTTCGCAGAGACAGCACAGACATTAGCATGGAGCGTGTTAGTAGGGACGAATATTTATCTATACCTAACAAATCCACTCAAGCTAGACCCACTCAATTTTTTATAGACAGACAAATAACACCAGTATTAAAAATATGGCCTGCTCCTGAAAATAGCACAGATATTTTAGTCTATGATGCTTTAACAAGAATTGATGACGCTGATACATTTACAAATACTGTTGAAGTTCCTTTTAGATTTTATCCTTGTCTTGCTGCTGGTCTTGCATATTATTTAGCAATTAAAAAGTCTCCAGATAGAATACAACTTTTAAAAGCTATTTATGATGAAGAGTTTGAAAGAGCAATGACAGAAGACAGAGATAGAGCTTCATTTAATGTATCTCCTAATCTTAGATACTACAGGGTTTCCTAATGAGTAACTTTGCATCTGGTAAATATGCTTATGGGATTTCAGATCGCTCTGGTTTTAGATATCGATTAAAAGATATGAGAAAAGAATGGAACGGTTCTTTGGTTGGATTTGATGAATTTGAACCAAAACATCCACAGCTTGAACCATTGAGATACAGAACAGACCCAGAAGCTTTAAAAAATCCTAGACCAGATACAAATGATGACAATATTCCTTTTGTTGTTTTTACTAGCACAGGTAAGGACATTATACCTTCATCTATTGAAGATTTAACTTCTTTAACATCTAGTGTAGGTAGTGTGACAGTAACAAATACTTCTTCCAGTAGAACGGATGTTTCAACAAGTGCAACAGGTTTTAGTAGTTCAGTATCAGTAGGTACTTCAACTTCTATTTATCAATTATTTGCTGTAACAGTGGTTGATTCTGGGGGCAACAAATACTTTTTAGATGGTGTAAATAGAACAGGTTCAGCAATAACTTTGACAGAGGGTTCTACTTATAAATTTGACCAAAGCCACAGTTCTAATTCAAGTCATCCCTTGAGATTTTCTACTACTTCTGATGGAAGTCATGGAGGAGGTAGTGAGTACACCACAGGAGTAACAACGTATGGAACACCAGGGAACGCAGGGGCTTACACACAAATAACTGTTGCGGCTAGTGCGCCAACCTTATATTACTACTGTACAAACCATAGCGGCATGGGCGGTCAGGCGAATACACCATGAGTTTTACATTTACAACTTTAAAACAAACTATTCAAGATTGGACAGAAAATGACGAAACAACCTTCGTTAACAATCTTAATATTTTTATTAAAAACACAGAAGAACGTATTTTAAAACTTGTTGATTTAGATTTTTTTAGAAAGAACGTGTCTGGTTCAACTTCAAGTAGTAATCGTTTTTTAGCTACACCTACTGATTATCTAGCATCTTTTTCATTATCTGTTACAAATGGCAGTAATAAAGAGTTTTTACTGCTGAAGGATGTTAATTTTATACAAGAGTTTAATCCCAACTCTTCAACTACTGGAACACCAAGATATTATGCGCCTTTTGATGTAAGTAATTTTATTTTGGCTCCAACTCCAGATGCAAACTATGCTTCTGAGCTACATTATTATTATCGGCCTCAATCAATTACTGCTACTAGCGATGGAACTTCTTGGCTTGGCACAAATGCGCCAGATACGTTGCTTTACGGATGTTTAGTTGAAGCATATACTTTTATGAAAGGTGAGGCTGACTTATTACAACTTTATCAAGCCAGGTTTAACGAAGCTATATCTCGTTTAAAGAACTACGGTGAGGGCGTAGAAAACAGTGACGCATACAGGGAGGGTCTTGTTCGCGTTCAAAAAACATAAGAGGGGCAATATGAAAAAATTAAAAGGTAAAAACATAGCGATTGTCGCATTAGGCGGTTCGTTTTCAGAATATGTTTTATCAAGAATAAACTCTGTAAAATATGATGAAGTATGGGGCATTAATAGTATTGGTGCTATATTTCATGTAGACAAAACATTTATGATGGATCCTGCGAGTAGGTTTTTAGATGATGTAAAGGCTGGTTTGCAAACAGGTGTTGGCAGAGAATTTTTATTAAAAACACCTAATAAAGGGCCTATTTATTCTTGTGCATTAGATGAACGTGTTCCTGAAATTATTGAATATCCTTTAGCAGAAGTTGTTAAAAAAGTAGAAGCTTGTTATTTCAATAATACAGTAGCATATGCTGTTGCTTTTGCTATTGCAGCCGAAGTAGGCAAAATTAATTTATTTGGAATAGATTTTTCATACAAAAAAAATATACACCACGCAGAGGCTGGTAGAGCTTGTGTAGAGTTTTGGTGTGCTATAGCTACAAAAAATGGCATACCTGTTCAAGTCGCAAGATCTTCTTCACTGCTAGACACTAATGTTCCTGACAATGAAAAACTTTATGGATATCACAGGTTAGAAAACCCTTTAGTTCAAACTTTTTTTGAAGGAAATTTAATGATAGCAAAGCAAAGTGAGATGACTGCTCCAGAACCAACTGATACCCAAGAAAAAGACGCTGTATTAATTGGTAGGCACGACATCCCAAATGTTAGTTATGTTAAAGAAAACAAGCCCAAAAGAGGCCGACCTAGAAAGGTTACAAAATGATTAGTGTAGAGACAGGAGTAACTGTTCAATCTGTAAACGTGATGACCTCAGACGAAGGGGGTCTAAGCACAGAACAGCTTACTGAATTAGCTATGGATAAAGTAATTAATGTTGCAGATAGCGCACCGCCTGCTATAAGGGATCAGGCAGAAGCTTTTCGCAGTTCTATAGAGAATGTGCTAAGATACTATATAGAATTGGCAAGACGAGAAGAACGTGCTACAATCGCTTATAGGATGGCGAAAGCTGGACAAAAGGAAATGGCTGATCTTGTTAGGAGAATATAAATGGCTATAGCTCAAGCAATGTGCAGTTCTTTTAAGAAAGAACTTTTAGAAGGTGTGCATAATTTTAAAAACTCTGGTGGAGGCACTTTTAAACTTGCTTTATATGCAGAGGGAAGTGGTGGTAAAAGTTCTACAACCGCAACATTGGGTGCAACAACAACTGCGTTCACTACAACGGGTGAAGTTGCTTCAAGTGGTACTTACACCACTGGGGGTGGTTCTTTAACCAGAGTAGACCCATCACTCTCTGGAACTACAGCATTAACTGATTTTGCTAATCTTAGTTTTACAACAGCTACGATTACAGCAATGGGTGCTTTAATTTATAATTCTAGTGCCTCTAATAAGGCTGTTGCGGTTCTTGATTTTACTAGTAATAAAACATCTACCTCTGGTACGTTTACAATTCAGTTTCCCACTGCTGACGCATCTAACGCAATCATTCGTATTGCTTAATAGGTGGTGCTATGGCTCTTGTTTTAGGAGATCGTGTAAAAGAAACCACGACTACGACAGGAACAGGAACCTATAGTCTTGGCGGTGCTGAGAATAACTTTCAAGCGTTTTCTGTTATAGGCAACGGAAATACAACTTACTATTGTTGCCAAGACAGTTCCAACTTTGAAGTTGGAATAGGAACGTACACCGCTTCTGGCACTACATTAGCCCGAACTACTATATTACAGTCTAGTAATTCAGATAATGCTGTAAGTTGGAGTTCTGGTACAAAAACTATTTTCTGTTGTTACCCAGCCGATAAGGCAGTATTTTTGGACGCTAGTAATAATCTTAATGCGTTGTCCTCTGGTGCTGTAATTATGACCACATTAAATTCAGACACTCCTTCAACTACGACTTCAAGTGGTGACGCTGATTTTATTTTAATAGACGATGGTGGTACGATGAAAAAGATAACACCGTCAAATTTAGGCATTGGAGATGGTGCGTCTAAAGGTTTTGCTACCGCTATGGCGATAGCCTTGTAGGAGTAAACTATGGCACAAGACTTTGAAAGAAACATAGCAAGAAACATAGGGACTTCCGCAAGTACCCTGAGAACAGCTAACTCAGATGATGCAGTCGTTGGTATTAATATAGCTAATGTTCACACATCTCAAATATTAGTTAATGTCTATGTAACTGCAAGTTCTGCCGATTATTATATTGTTAAAAATGCTCCTATACCAACGGGTTCTTCCCTTCAAGTTTTAGACGGAGGGGCTAAGATTGTTTTACAATCGGGAGATGCTTTGAAGATTGTTAGTAACACAGCAAGTAGTTGTGATGCTTGGGTTTCAGTAGTTGACGCAATTAGTACATAGGAAAGATCATGACTAACATTATAACATATTCTCAGCGTTACGATTCTGTTGGTGACACAGAAATAACTCAAAACATTGAGATAGTACAACTAACTGTAACTACCACCTCTGGTTCTCCTAGATTAACTTTTACAAGTGGGGATGGTGGGTTTACTATCTTAGATATTGATTTTGTGCCAGAAAACGAATTTCGTATTTATGTTCCTGCTCCGGGACTAAGAGCCAGTAATCTTTGGATATCCAACATGACCAATGTAAAATCATGCACCGTTTTTTATAACAACGTAGAGTAGGAGCTATAATGCCTTACATCGGTGGTCAACCAACAGCAAACTTTGTGGATATACCAGCCGTAGAGCGATTTAATGGCAATAACTCTACTACGTCTTTTACACTGTCTAGAACAGTAGGAAACGACCAAGATATTGTTGTTTCTGTTGATGGTGTTATTCAAGATACAAATAAATATAGCGTGAGTGGTACAACACTTAGCTTTAGCACAGCACCTTCAACGGGTACTGCTAATATCTTTGTAAATTTTCTTGGTCTTAATATTGCCACAGTTACACCTCCAACGGCTAACAAGTCGGACTTTCTTGGTGGGGGTATGTTTCGTGTGAATGATAAAACGGTAGGTACTAATGTAACGATAGGTGGTGCAGAAAATGCTAGTGCCACTGGCCCTATTACAGTTAACTCTAGTGTCACTCTTCAAGTAGAAGATGGCGGTACGTTGGTGATAATATGAGTACAATAAAAGTTACTACATTACAAACATCTGCTGGCGGTGCTGTTACGCTGACTAAGCAGATTGCAGCAAAGGCTTGGTGTAACTTTAATGGCACTGGCACTGTAGCATTGAGAGATAGCTTCAATGTGGGTTCAATTACAGACAACGGCACTGGAAACTATACAATTAACTTTACAAACAATATGGCAGACGCAAATTATTCGTTTTATCAGTTTAATGCAGGTGCGGCTAATTATGGAAGCTATGGTTTGTACGATTTTATGTTTTCTGCACCTACTACCAGTTCATTTAGAACAACAACAGAAAACAACAGTGGTACAAATGTAGATACTATTCAAGTAAATGATGCTGTACACGGAGACTTAGCATGAGTGAAATCTTAGTAGACAATCTCACAGGTAAGACCTCTGCTGGTGACATTACAGTTACAAGCGAGGGTGGTGCGGCTACGCAATCCTTGCAACAAGGGTTGGCAAAGGCTTGGGTAAATTTTAGTGGTGAAGGAACAATTGCTACTAGAGATAGTCTAAATGTAGGTTCTTTGACTGATAATGGAACAGGTGATTATACTGTAAATTACACAAACAATATGAATAATGCTAATTATAACTCAGCCTGTACAGGTAGTTGGAATGGTGATGTAGCAAGGGGTTCGCTTTTTGGTTTTGGTGCTAATACAGCTAATATGACTACAAGCACTATAAGGACACATTGTTTGCAATCAGGAAATTATGGGGCGTTTGACGGTACTATATTATGTGTAGATACTAAAGGAGACTTAGCATGAGTACATTAAAAGTAGATAATCTCCTGTTGCAGAACAATAATGCAGGCACTGGCAGAATACTTGAGGTAGTATCTGGTGTGTGTGATGGCAGGAGCATTACTACGATGAGTGGTACGTATTCTTTAGAAAATGTAACGGCTGTTCAATTATTAAACACTACTTATACTGCTGTAACAGGGTCTTCAATCACATACACTCCCCCTGAAGGAACAAAAACTGTTATTTATGAGTTTTGGTCACAAATAGGCGCAGAAGATGGTGCAGATTCTATATGCCATAGTATATTATATATTGATGATGTTGAAGTTGTATCTTCTAGACACGCTCCAAGTGCGTATAGAGCTATGAATCAAACCTTTAAATGGCCAATACAATGTAATGCAAGTGCAGACAATACTGATGTAGGGTCGTTTACTTCGTGGACCTCCTCTAAAACACTTAAAATAATGGCTCGTTCTTATAGCACCGGTTATGATCAGCGTTATCATAATACTCGATATTGGAATGGATCTGGCAATACAACGCAAGTTACTAGACCTGTCTTAACAATAACAGCAATAGGATAAATAATGGATACACCACAGTTTCAAGGCACACACTTATTTGACAGATTATGTTGGGCGAAAGAAAACCTAGATGGAGTGCAGTCTGAGTATCGAGTTGTATATGAGGATAAGCTAGAAGAGTGTGCAAAGATTCTTGTGCCTGACCCTAACTGGATGGCGTGTGCTTTACAGGGTGGTATATTGCCACCTGTTTGGGTATATTGGGAGTTAAAGAAGGATGAAGCTCAACCTGATTTTAAAAAACATACTCGTGGGTATTTGTTACATCAGACAGAACCTATTAAGGCAATGACAGAAGAAGAGGCAATAGAATACTTGATTCAGAAAGATGTGCCAGAGCATGTTTGGAAGAATTGGGATGAAGGTAATCGTCCTAAGATGGTTATCTGTAGGAAGAACCAACTTCCTGCAACAAGAGAGTGGAGAAACGCATGGCGTATCTCTGAAGAACTAGCCGCATAAAGGAGATTTAGATGGCTGTAACAACATACATAGTAGATAAGGACGGCAATCAAGCTAATTCCGCTAGTGTTACCAAGCCGTCTGACCGTAATTTTCGTGATGCTTGGACACTTTCTGGTAACGTGATATCAGAAGACTTAGATACTGCGAAAACAATTTTTAAAGATAAAATTAGGGAAGTTCGCGCACCTTTGCTTGAAGCAGAAGATGTTGTGTATATGAAAGCATTAGAGGCAGATGATGCAAGTGCAAAGACTGCATCTGTTACAAAGAAAACAAATCTTCGTAACGCTCCTGCCGCAAGTGCAATAACAAATGCAACAACGATTGCTGAACTTAAAGCTGCTTGGGATACAAGTTTACTAGGAGCAAGTCCTTACGCATAGGAACAAAGTATGACACTTACACAAGTTAGACCAGCAGGAATTGCTCCTTCAAGTGGGAGGACTTTGGAGACACTTGCCGCTTTGTGCGATGGTCAAAGTTACACCGTATCAAGTGGTGCATATACCACGACAAATGTTACGGCAGTACAAGTTGGCACAACGTCCTATGTAGATATTTCAGGAAGTTCAATAGACTATACCCCGCCAACTGGGGCGACTTGTGTAATATATGAATTTACTTACTTACGATCGCATGTTGATGAACATGGCATACTTCATACAAGATTTTATATAAACAGTGATGAAGTTGTTGATGCTAGAGTAACGAGCGCAGGATCGTATTACGGAGAACAAGTTACTTTTAATTGGGTAATTCCTATAGGTGGTACAGCTAATACAGATACTGGAAGACAAGCTTCTTGGTCTTCTGCCAAAACATTGAAGTTACAGTTTAGAGAATATGCAACTGGTAACACGATAAAATTACATCAGACACTTTGGTTTGACGGGGCTACTAGTTCTCAGTTTCATAGACCGCAGATAAAAATTACAGCTTTAGGATAAACATATGCCATATATAGGAAAAAGTCCAACTAACGGTGTAAGAACACGATACCTGTATACAGCTACTGATGCACAGACAGCGTTCTCAGGCAGTGACAGCAGTTCTAATGTTCTTGTGTACACAGATGGCATGTTCATGGACGTATACCAAAACGGTGTGTTACTTAAACCAACTACTGACTATGCAGCGACAAACGGAACAACTGTCACGCTTACAACAGGCGCACAAGGTAACGATGTACTTGAAATGGTTGTCTATGATGTATTCAGTGTACAAGGTAACTACACTAAAACAGAGTCAGATACACGCTATCCGTTTAAAGGTAACAACAGTATTATACGCCTTAATGGTCAGACAATAAGCAATGACCTTACAATAGATAGTGATGAGAATGGTATGTCTGCTGGGCCTATCACACAAAGTGCTACAGTCACTGTTAATGGCTACTGGAGTATTGTATGACCAGTGTATTAAATGTAGATACGATTGCAGCAAAAGATGGCACTAGCCCTGTTGCGTTGACTAAGCAACTAGCTCCGAAAGCTGTTTTTGGTATGAATTTAAGTTCTACTACTTATGCTGGTGTAACTCAAAATTCGTTACCTAGTAATACTTTAAATATATCAAGTGGTACAGATGCTGGAACTGGAGATGCTCATGGAAACTATACTACTAATATGGCAGGGTTAGAAAATGTTTATCCAGATGGTATTATAGCCGCAAACAATACACAGAATGTAGATATAGGTGTCACAACTACAAGTTTATTGGCAACACAACAACATGACGCAGATTCAAGTAGTGACATAAATAGTTATGGTTTTACTTTAGTATTTGGAGACTTGGCGTAATGGCTAGTGAACTCAAAGTAGATAAAATATCAGGTGTCGCTTCTGCTGGAGCAGTGCTTGTGACGGCTGAAGGTGGCACTACAACTACTAGTTTAACACAAGGGTTAGTTAAGGGGTGGGCTAACTTCAGTATGAGTGGTACTCCTGCTTTTAGAGATAGCATCAACATGGCTAGTATTACAGATAATGGTACAGGAGATGGAACACTTAACTACACTAATTCTTTTTCCAATGTAAATTATGCTTTTTCTGGGATGTCTTCTTTAGACGATGGAACTAACGATTTTAATATTGGAATTATAGGTCCAGACAGAGATTTTTATTCCTTAACAACAAGCACGATACGTTTAAACTTTTCTTATAATTCAGGAGCTTCAAGTAACAAATTTGATAACGGTCTAAACGGCACAATGCTTAGTGGAGACTTAGCATGAGCAGAGCATCTGATTTAGCTAATCTTATAGCAAGTGGTAGCACTACAATACATGGTGAGGCTGGTGTTACATCTAGTGATTCTACTGGTAAAACTACTAATTTACAACAGGGGTTGGCGAAGGCTTGGGCTAACTATGAACAAAGTTCAAGTCATACAATAAGAGATAGTTTAAATGTTGGTTCTTTAGGAGATTTGGGCGCAGGTCAAACGCAAATTAATTTTACTACTAATTTTGCGGCTGCTCAATGGGCTGGGGCATCTAATGTTCAACAAGCAGATACAGTAACTCCGGGAAGTTCTTTTTGTGACGTATCACAAATACATCAAACACAACAAACCAATTTTGCAAAAATGTTTTCTAATACAAACTTTAGCAATACATCTGTTGGAGATGCAACGTACTGTCAGATTATATTGCACGGAGATTTAGCGTAATGGCAAGCGAACTTAGAGTAGACACATTAAAAGATGCCAGTGGTGCTAACTCCGTTGGCTTGTCGTATGTAGCAAATGGTAGTGCGAAGGCTTGGGTAAACTTTAATGGTACAGGTACTGTAGCTATTAGAGATAACCTTAATGTAGGTTCTATTACAGACAACGGTACTGGAAACTATACAATTAACTTTACAAGCAACATGGCAAATACGAATTTTTCTGTTGGAGGACTGACTGGTGGAAATGGGTCTAACCCAAATACAACTTCTGGTGCTATTTTATGTCCTCAACAAACAGCATCTACTTTTATAATAAGAACTGGGTCTGCAACTGGTGATACTGATGTAGATAGAGAATTTACATTTTCTAATGTTCACGGAGACTTAGCATAGGAGGCTAAAGATGGCGTTGCCTTTTTCAGCGTTTTCGGAACGTCCTTTTGCTGATGCTGACCAAGTAACCACTCCTTCCGCAGGAGAGTGGGGTGGCAGTACATGGGGCGATGGTGGTTGGGGCGGTGCAATCGGGGTTGCTGTCTCTGTTACAGGTGTTGCTGCTAGTTCTGTTCTGGGCAATGAAAGTGCTACAGGTACATCTTCCACCACAACAACAGGAGTACAAGGCGTTGCTAATGCAGGGTCTTTAATTGTTTCTGGTGCAGCCGTAACTGGCGTATCAGGACTAGCCTCCACAAGTGGATTAGGTGAAGAGTCTGTTGTTGGCACGGCAAATGTATCAGTTACAGGGTTAGCTGGTACGTCTGCTCTTGGGAATGAAACAGTTACAACAACAGTAAGTGTTTCTGTTAGTGTTGCTGGGGTAAATGCAACAACTGCTTTAGGAAATGAAACAGTTACAACAACAGTAAGTGTTTCTGTTAGTGTTACTAGTATAAGTGCGACAGGTTCAGTGGGTAATGAAACTGTCACTGGCACAGCCTCCATTTCACCTACAGGCGCCTCTTCTACGGGTTCAGTGGGTAATGAAACTGTAACCGCAAACTCTACTTTGAGCCTTACAGGATTATCTGCCACAGGCTCAGTTGGTAACGAAACAGTGGCAGCAGGAGCTTCCGTATCTGTTACAGAAGCTGCGGCTGCTACAGGAGCAGTAGGTTCTCTTACTGTATCTCTTGAAACACCCGTATCTGTTACTGGTGTATCTGCTACAGGAACTGTTGGTTCTGTAACTGCTACTACAATTTTAAACGCTAATGTATTCCCAACAGGTGTGTCAGCTACCTCTGCTTTAGGTACTGTAACAGTTGAGGCAATACAAAACACATCATTTGTTCCTGTTGGCGTTTCTTCTGCTGTTAATTTGGGTAGTGAAATTGTTACTGGGTCTTCCATTCTTACATCTACAGGAACTCAAGGAGTAGCAAACGCAGGAACTCTAATTGTGTCAGGTGCCGCAGTTACAGGAGTATCGGGTCAAGCATCTACCTTAAATATAGGAGATGAAACTGTTACTGGTACTGCAAACATATTTCCAACAGGGGTATCTGCTACAGGAAATACAGGTTCAGTAGTTATTGAATCTAAATACTCTGTAACAGGGGTGTCTTCAACTGGATCAGTTGGAAATGTTGCTCCAATAGGCAATTCAAGTGTAACTGTAACAGGCGTTGAAGCAACATCATCCGTTGGTGAGGAAACCATTACAGGAGATGCAAATTTATCTGTTACAGGCATTTCTGCAAACACAACTTTAGGAACTGTTAGCGTCACAGGAACTTCAAATCATGTTCCAACAGGAGTGGAAGCGCAAGGAGAGCTAGGTGATGAAACAGTAGCAATAAGTGTTACTGCTATAACTTCTGGTGTTCCTGCATTAACAGGTGAATTAGGCAATGAAACAGTAAGCGCAGGGGCTACTGTAGATGTAACGGGAGAAGAAGCAACTTCTGCTTTAGGGAACGAGACAGTTGTTGGTAATTGTATTGTTATTCCTACAGGTGTTGAAGCCACTGGTACATTAGGTGCTGTAACTATAGAAACCGTTACCTTTGTTTCTGTTACAGGTGTTTCTAGCACTGCTTCAGTTGGTTCTGTAACCATTGTAGGAACAAGCGTTGTTACACCAATAGGATTGTCAAACACTGCAATTCTTGGTAATGTAGTTGTGTGGGGAAGGATTGTTCCTGATCAGAATGCAAACTATTCAGAAATTAACCCATCCCAAACACCGTCTTGGAGTGAAGAAAGTCCCTCTCAGTCCCCAAGTTGGTCAGATATAACTGTAAGTCAAACACCGTCTTGGAGTGAAGAAGAGCCGTCACAAAACCCTAACTGGACAGAGGAAGCCGCATAATGGCAAGTTCATATACAACAAACCTTGGCATCGAAAAACCAGCAACAGGTGAACAATCTGGTACTTGGGGTGCTACAACAAATACAAACTTTGATATATTAGATCAAGCGATAGATGGCATCATATCTATAACGCTATCAAGTGCTGGGTCTTCTGGATCTCCTAACTCCTTACCTATAAGTGATGGAGCAGTATCGAATGGTCGTAACAAGTTTATAGAGTTTACAGATAGTGGAGATTTAGGTGCTACCGCATATGTGCAATTAACACCTAATGATGCAGAAAAAACTGTTCATATAAGAAATAGCTTATCAGGCAGTCGATCAATTCTTATCTTTCAAGGAACCTACAACTCAGGTAGAGACTTTGAGATAACCAACGGTAGTGACGTTTTCTTAAAATTTAGCGGTGGCGGTTCTACAGCAACAGTTACCGATGTGTATGCTAGTTTGGCTGTGACAAAAATTGATGCCGCGACCTTGGCTATCGGAGGTACAAATGTAACCTCTACTGCTGCTGAATTAAATATTTTGGATGGTGTTACATCCACAGCTACAGAGTTGAATAAGCTAGATGGTGTAACCGCAACAACAACAGAACTTAATTACGTAGATACAACCGCAGGAACTGTTGCCGCTTCAAAAGCGGTAGTCGTAGATAGCAACAAAGATACAAGCGGTGCAAGAAATATAACTGCGACAGGTGTTATTGCTTCAACAGCAGATGGTGCTACTGCCCTACAATTAGGTCCAAGTGGTCACTTTACAGCCGAAGTAGATTCAAGCAATCGTTTAGTGTTTAAATTTAATGGCACAGTAATAATGAGACTTTCTAGTGCTGGAGCATTAGAAACAGCCGATAACATAACAGCATATCAGAGCTTCTAGTCATGGTTTTACCTACCAGTGGTGCAATATCTTTAGGGCAAATGGCTACAGAATATAGCGATAGTCAACCTAACTCTATGAATGAATTTTATAGAGGTGGTAGCCTTGTCCCCACTACTGTATCAGGAAGCGCAACACAAGCAGCCCCGTCTTCTGATGGAACATACTCTGACTTTGGAGGGGTAACTGGGTTAACATTAGTTAGAGCTTTAACAAGCACTACAACGTGGGTTCCATCAAATGGAGGTAATGGTGGAATAAATACTGTTTATAGATCAGCAGGCAGTAGTATTACACTAGGTAGTAGTAATTCCAATCGATTGAAGTATGGTGGTAGAGGAAGAGACTCAAGTGGAACCATTAGTGTTAGTTATTCAGGAGGCTCTACATCTGGTGGTTTTGGCACTGGTGGAACCATTTCTGCAAATATTACCTTAAATGCTACTGGTCCATATACTCTAACTCCTAACCAAAATGTTGATATTGGTTATGCTTATAGATCGGTTACTTCTTCTACTGTTTACACTTTTACAAACAACACAGGTTTTGATGTAACAATAGAAGGAACTACTATTGCAAATGGAGCGAGTTCTGCAATTTCTCCGTCTGGAGATTATAATATTTCCTTCACAATAAACGCTAATCCCAATGTTCCTACTAGTGGCACAATAGATTTTGCTGACTTTTACGGAGGCAGAGCAAGTTAATGCCTTTAACTAAATTACAGTTTAGACCCGGAATCAACAGAGAAACCACTTCATATTCTAATGAAGGGGGTTGGTTCGATGGGGACAAAATCAGATTTAGGTTTGGCTTCCCAGAGAAAATAGGGGGTTGGAATAAATATACCTCTAGTACATATCTTGGAACACCAAGAACTTTACATGCTTGGGTCACTTTAGCAAGTGACAGATATCTAGCTGTTGGTACAAATGTAAAATATTACATTGAATCAGGAGGAGATTTTAATGATATAACCCCTGTTAGGCTTAGTGTAAGACAGCCTTTTGCAGTCACAGGAGTTGAAGGAACTACTTCTGTAAATTCAGTAGTTATAGGATTATCAACAGAACCAACTGTTTCTGTCACAGGAGTTGAAGGAAATACTTCTTTAGGTGCTGTTTCAGTAAGTGCAATACCATCGCCTGCACCATTGTTTGCTACAAGCGCATTGGGTACTGTAACAGTTATAACATCTGATGTAGATGTTCCAGTGGGAGGCTAGATAAATGTCCTTAATTACTTTCACCACCACTTCTGGAAGTTCTACTGTAACAGTTAATCATTCAAATCATGGGGCGGTAACAGGCAGCTTTGTTATTTTTTCAAATATAACTTTTGGCGCAGGATCAACTTACGATAGTTTAATAGCTCTCTTAACAGGAGAGTTTGATATGACTGTTATAACTGGAAGCACTTACACAGTTACACTTTCTTCAAACGCTGGGTTTGATTTAACAGACGCTGGAGCTTGCGATGCAGATTACTTACTTAATAAAGGAAGTGTTTCTCAATTATTAGGAACGGGTTGGGGGGCTGACTCTTGGGGCGCAGGAGGTTGGGGTCTGGCAGCTAGTGATGCTATTACACTAGATGAAGCTTTACGCATTTGGAAACAAGATAATTTTGGAGAAGACTTAATAATACTTCCTCAAAACGGTTTATTATATTATTGGGACAAAACCCAAGGCTTTAGCTCTAGAGCTTTCCCCATAACTCAAAGAGATTCTAACGCACCCACTATTAGCAAAAATGTTTTAGTGTCCGATAGAGACAGACATGTAATAACTTTTGGGACAACCCCTTTCGGGGGCACTGAGCTAGATCCTCTTTTAATTCGTTTTAGTAGTCAAGAAGACCCTTTTGATTGGACACCTACTGCAACAAACACTGCTGGAGATTTAAGAGTTGGGTCAGGCTCTGAAATTGTTGCCGCTGTTGAAACAAGACGAGAAATTGTAGTCATAACAGATACAAGTGTACATTCTTTGCAGTTTATTGGCGCACCTTTTACTTTTGGAATTTCTCAAATATCGGGGAATGTTACAATCAGAAACTCTAACGCAGCTATAGCAAACAATGATACAGTTTTTTGGATGGGTGTGGATAGGTTTTACTTATACGATGGACGTGTTCAACCTATACCTTGCACTGTAAAAGATTATGTGTTTGAAGATTTTGATACTACCAACAGTGAAAAAGTAATAGCTGGTTTAAATACCGCTTATGGGGAGGTTGTTTGGTACTACCCTTCCAAGTCTGGAGGAACGGGGGAAAATGATAAGTATGTAATTTATAATTACGAAGAAAAAGTTTGGTACTATGGCAACTTAGCTAGGTCTGCTTGGTTAGACAGAGGTATATATGAATATCCTTTTGGAGCCACAAATGATACTGATTCTGTTGCAGCTAGTCAGTTGTATACTCACGAGATTGGTAACAACGCAGACGACTTAGCCTTGACCGCGTTCATTGACTCCAGCCCTATAGACATAGCAGATGGAGAACAGTTTGCTTTAATCCGTAGATTTATTCCTGATATTGATTTTTCAAGCTCTACTACGGGTGCAACAAAAGAAGCTACTTATACGTTAAAAGGACAAAGATATCCTGGAACAGGGTTTACAACAAATGATGCTTTTACCGTTAGTAGCACCACTGAACAAAAAAACTCTCGTGTTAGAGGTCGCTCTTTTGGTATTAAAGTTCAAAGTAGTGGTTCTGGCGTTGCTTGGAGACTAGGCTCGAATCGTGTAGATGTTAAAACAGATGGCAGAAGATGAGTAGAGAATTAGTACCACCACAGTTTTCTGTACCGCCCGAAGAGTATGATAGAACGTATTTTGATGATATGGTTCGCAGTTTGTCTCAACTTGTGATACAACTAAATAACCCAGGTGAGTTAAGGGGTACTAAAATAACTCTCACTGACTTACCTATATCTCCTTCTGGACTTGAAACAGGAGCATTGTATAATGATAACGGAACTATTAAGGTAGTGACATGAATTTAGGTGATTTAGTAAAAACAATAGCTCCAGTTGTTGCAGGAGCGTATTTAGGCCCTGTAGGTGGTGCTGTTGCTTCTGGTTTAGGGGCAGTTGCTACTGGCGGAAAACCAAAAGATGCTCTAAGATATGCATTGCTTTCTGGTCTTGGTGGAGTAGGGGCGCAAAAGTTTTTTCCTGCAGCAGATCCTGCAACGCAAGCCGTAACAACCGCAGGGTCTTTGATGCGTCAAGGAGCAGACCCCACAATGGCAAATGTTGCCGCTAAAATGGCAAATCAAACAGCAAGACAAGCTGTAGCGGCCCCAGAAGCAAAAACAATTTCAGGAGAACTTCTTTCTTCATTGGGTTTTGCTGGTACAGAAGATGATCCTAATTTATTATTTAAAGTTTTAAACACAGACTTAGGGCAAGGAATTGGTGCTGGATTATTGGCTCAATTGCTATCTGGTTTAGAGGAAGAAGAAGATACAAGGTCAGAATTTGAAAAAAGACCTTTTGGTGCTGGTGGACCAGGTGGACAACTTGGCGGTATAAATTATATGGAAGATGGTGGAGATACATACTTTCCCAGACGCAATGGCGGTATAAGCCCTAGCGAGGGCTCTGGTACGAAAGATGATGTACCAGCTATGCTGATGGCTGGTGAGTTTGTTATGACCCGTGATGCTGTTGAGGGCGCAGGAGATGGGGATATTAATCAAGGCATCAATCGCATGTATAATATGATGGATAAATTTGAGAGGATGGCATAATGGCAATCACTACTGAAGCCCAGAGACTCGCGCCTTTCTTAGAAGGTCTTGAAAAAAGAATACTGCAAACTGCTTTTGGTACGTTTGATGGTTCTACGCAAACAGATCCTGGTTTATTAGACCAGCCACTTCAGCTTCCTGAGTATCAAATAGCAGGGCTTGACCCGTTACAAAATGCTGCTATGCAGCAAGCGCAAGCGCAGTTTGGTGCTTTTCAACCATACTTACAAGCTGGCGCTGAAGGAACACAATTAGGAATTGGCGCGGCACTTTCGGGATTAGGATTTTTAAGACCCGATGCTGCACAGCAATTTATGAACCCTTATCAATCCAATGTTATTGACGAAATAAATAGACAAGCGGCAATTGGACAGCAAGGAATAGCTCAGAAGGCTATTACTTCTGGCGCATTTGGGGGAAGCAGGGAAGGTATTCAAAGAGCAGAGGCAGAAGGACGTAGACTTGCTACTGTTGGAGAAGCTCAAAGAAAAGGTTATCAAGACGCTGTAGCCGCTGCACAGAGAGCCGCACAGTTATCTGGTGGTTTAGGTCAGGCAATAGGCCAGCAAGCTTCTACATTAGGCGATATAGGTAGATTACAGTCTGAATTAGGTAGAGCAGACATACAGTCTCTTACTTCTTTAGGAAGCGCAAGACAGGCTCAGTCACAAGCAGAACTCGATGCACAGAGACAAAACTTAATGCAACAATATCAAGATCCGTTTACAAGACTACAGCTTGGGAGTCAGTTGTTAAAGGGAACGCCTAGCGGAAGTCTTTCCTCAACATTT